TTTAGCACCTTGCTCTGGTTGTGTTTTCTTAATAACTAATTTACGTGGGACTCGCTTACGTGGAGTTGCATCAGTTGCTGTAACTCCATAGAAATTTGAAGTTTGTTGATCACTAGGATTATAATATGAACTAAAAACATTTGATATAGCTCTCTCTCCTATTCCTAAATTCTCGTCCTTACTTGCTTTTTCATAGTATCTTCCACCTATTTTAGAATAATAAAAATTAAATAGTTTAAATTCTTTGTTAAATACTCTACTATAAGAACCATATGCATATTTTGCTGCATCAACTGTTACTAAGAAACCCATTATAAGTATTTGAGCCCTGAAAAACTTGAGTAAAGAATCAATTATAAAACCACCCTTACCTTGACCAAAATTCCAAACTTTTTCTAAGAAACTATCAACAGCTTGGTAAACTCCTAAAATAGATTTTCCAACACTACCTAATGAATGGGTTCCAAATTTTTTAGAATAACCTTTTGAAGCCATTTTCCTATAATCTTCTGGTTCAAGGGATTTGACCCAGGAATCTTGCCAATCATATAGAATATGTGCTTCAGCCGGGAATGATCCAAATTTAACTGAAATATCTTTGTAAAATTTAGGTTTGAATTTTGCCAACACATCATCAGGACAAGGCCAATTAAGTAACTGGTTTATCATCATTGAACATCTTACTCTTGAAAAACCCATGTAAGTGTGAGCTGGACTATCAGGTGATCGAGTATCTTCCTTATCGAAAGAAACTCCTGTTTCGTCCTTACTCCATCTATCATAAAGTTTTTCAATGAATTCCTTAGATTGTTCAAAATATTTGACAACTTTCTTCTTAGGGACGGGTGGGTGTCCACTAAGTAAACCTCCTGTCTGAAGTTTCAAAGATAAATCGAAAGAATTATCTATTTCATCAATTGGTGTGGTTGGAGGTCTAGGGGGTGGAACAGATGTAAGGGGTGCAATGTTCGGGGGATTGGCCCAAGCATTTTTAGTAGCAGATATCTTATCATCATCATCATCATCAGAATCATCTACATGATCATAGATGTCATCAAATTCTGATAAATTTAACCCTTTTCCTGCCACCATTGGAGAAACGTTGATCTTATTCTCTCTGTATTGCTTAACCATGTCCAGTATTATTTTCTTAAGCGGTCTTGGTGATCCTAATTTAAAATCTCCACCGTCAGTTACAGTAAACCTAGTAAAAGTCCAAATCTCATCGGGGGTTGGATTATTAGCATTAATTTTCTTAGAATCTATTTGACCATTTTTAGAATATTTAGGATTCAGTGTAACCTGATAAGAATTCTTATATAATCGATTTCTAGCAGCTTCCGGATTATTCAAAACTTTATTTGCAGCTATTACAGGAGAATTGGTTGTGACAAAAGCAAAAGGTGATCTAAACATTGTTCCCTTGTCTGCTAAAGCAGCCATATTCAATGCGTAGGGCTGATTTCCCATTACTAATAATATATCATTCAGATCAGATTGATCAGCAACAGACCCTAAATCATTCAATAATAATATATCCTGATAGTT